CTGCCGAGGAAGGCGCGAAACGCGCGCTGGCCGATGTCGGGCTCGACGGCAGTGAGGCAGCACTCGACATCCGCGATCTGCGCAGCCTGCTGGCCTCGATCCGGTTTGTGCGCCGCACCGCCGTGCAAACCACGGTGCACATCATCACAACGGGCGTCATTCTCGCTCTGCTCGCCGGGATCGCGCTCAAGCTGAAAGTGTTCGGCGGCGGTCCGTAGCCGCGCTTCATCCCCATTCATCAGCTAGCAATGACCCGCCCTCGAGGCGGGTTCTTTCGTTTTGGAGGACCCCCATGACCACGACATTCTACGACCACTGGCGGGAGGCGCCGAAGGCCGCATGGCGCTGGCCGAACTTCAGCCCGGCTGAGATCGCCTGCCGGGGCACCGGCAAGCTGCTCGTCAACGAACCTGCACTAGACAAGCTGCAGGCGCTGCGGGACTGCCTAGGCAAGCCGCTGATCGTGCGCTCCGCCTATCGCAGCCCTGAGCACAACCGCGCGGTGGGTGGGGCCAAGGCGTCGAAGCACATGGACGGTGCGGCCTTCGACATTGCCATGGCGAACCACGACCCCGCTGCATTCGAGGCGACGGCGCGCGAGGCCGGGTTCTTCGGCTTCGGCTTCTACCCGCGCTCGGGCTTCATGCACATCGATCTCGGGCCGGCACGTCAGTGGGGCGAGCGGTTTCCGGCGCGGCCCGTGCCCTTCGCGGTGGAGACACCGCCGACTCGTGAGGTCCTGGCGCAGAGCCGAACGATGAAGGGCGGCGGTGCGGCGGGTGTCGCGACGCTCGGGGCGGCCGGTGTCGAGGCGGCGCAGCAGGTGCTGGCGGAGACGCAGACCGCCATCCTTCCGCTCGTGCCGTACCTCGACACTCTGCGTTGGGTGTTTATCGCGGTCGCCCTCGGCGGCATCGCCGTCACGATCTATGCACGCCTTGACGACTGGAAGCGGGGGCGGCGGTGATCGGTGGGCTCATCGCCGTGCTCGCTGGTTCGACATGTGCGCGCGCGGCGCTCCGCTATGGCGCCACCGCCCTCGCATACTTTCTGTTCCTGATGGCCCTGCGCCGGTCCGGCGAGCGCGCGGGGCGGTTGGCTGAACGGCTCGCGACCATGGAGAGAGCCAATGATGCGCAACGACGGATGCTAGAGCCGGCGGCGCGTCGCCCTCGTTCTCGCGACGATCTGGTTGAGCGGCTGCGCGACGGGAGGTTCTGACGAGGGTGGACCAAGGGCGTTGGGTGGAGGCCGAGCGGAAGCTCGCGGAAACCCCGCCGATCCTGAAGACGCCGGCCGGCTACGTGCAGGTCAGCCCATGGATGACCATCGCCAACAAGCAGGTTGAACTGATGACGCGGCTGATGGGCGAGCTTGGTCTCACGCCGTCGTCGCGCTCACGGCTGGCGGTGCAGGTGCCGACCGGTGCGAAGCCTTGGGAATGGGACCTCTGACAGCATGCGAGGTCGCAAGCCCAACCCCTCCGCGCTCAACGGCATGAACGGAAATCCCGGCAAGCGCGGCGTGAAACATGCCGAGCCGCTGCCGCCGGAGGGACTGCCGGACTGCCCGCCGCACCTGTCGGACGTGGCGCAGGCGGAGTGGCGCCGGCTGGCACATTCGCTCTACGACATGGGCGTGCTCACGATCGTCGACCGCGCGGCGCTGGCGGCCTACTGCCAGTCCTACGCGCCATGGGTGGAGGCGGAGGAGAAGATGCGCGAAACGCCCGCAATGCTGCGCACGCCCTCGGGCTATGTCCAGCAGTCGCCCTGGATGTCGGTGGCCAACAAGCAGCTGGAGCTGATGGGCCGCTACATGGCCGAACTCGGCATGACCCCCGCCTCGCGCTCGCGGGTCCGGGCCTATGACGCGCCGCTATACGACGTGATCTACGAGGATGCCGATGGGCAGAAGCGCGAGCGGCCGCTGAATGCGCCGGTGACAGAGGCGGAGACGCAGCCGAAGAAGCAGGTCAACCGATATGCGCTGGATGGACGGCTGTGAAGCGGGTTGTAGCGGCACGTTGCGCCGTGCAGCAGGACAAGCCTAAGGTGGCAATCAGCAGCGCATCCCTAGCGGACACTCACCGCGATTGCATGAATCGAGAAGCTCTTGCGTACCTCTATTGCCAGCTCCGCTATAGCCCCATCATTGCCAATGCCGCTCGGCCGTTCGGCCCATAGGGGTTGCCCAGCGTCTCCCACGTATCCTGATGGAAGTACTCCCGGCCCACGACCAGCTGCACGGGCTTGCCGGCGGCCTCAAGTGCGGCGGCGAAGTCTTTGGCCTGACGCTGGAACTCCGGCGTCTCCAATGTGCCGTATGAGACTACCACGGGTGCGGTTATCCGGTCGAGGTGGCGCTGCGGGCTCATCGCCTCTTCCATCTCATCGGTAAAGGCGATGTACCTGCTGCGGTAAGAGAGGCGAACGGGCTCCATGTCGTACATCCCGCTGATCAACAGCCCGCCCTTTACCGCATCGGCCGGAAGGCCGAACGACCCCGCCCAGTCGGTCGTCATGGCTACAGCCGCAAGATGCCCTCCCGAAGAATGACCACCGATGTAGATACGGTTCGGATCTCCTCCGAAGCTTTCCGCATTCTGCACCACCCAGGCAATGCCGCGCCGCACCTGATTAGCCAGAATGCCCAGATCGCCTTTAACCTCGCGCACGTCGGAGAAATCGAGCGCCACGAAGTGCGCACCCCGGTCCATGAACAACTCGGCTTCGAAGCCGGACTGGCCAGCACTGCCGAAGCGCCACGTTCCGCCATGAACAAAGACAAAAACCGGGGCCCCCTCGGCGTTCGTCCGGTAGATGTCCATCCCCTCGTCAGGATGTTCGCCATAATTCGCGCGCTCCGGAGACCCGCGCCGGAGCCGCAGATCAAAGCTGAGGGCATGAATACGGGAGTTTATCTCGTCCAGAAAAGGTTGATAGACCTCCTGCCGGTAGGCGGCGTCCAACTCCTCCTGGTCGAGATCGAGCCAGACCGGTGGCCCCTTTACGTGTTCCGGCGGGAGACCAACCTGGCAGGTGGATTGGCCCAGAGCGGGTGCGGCGAGGAGGCTTGCACTGGCTGTTAGCGCGGCGCGACGGGTTATGAGTGATGAGAGAACGGGATGCATGACCGAGAACCATCCGTGGCTGGATAAAAGATGCGGGTTCGCAACGGTCCTAGGATAGCACAGCCGGCCCTGAGGTTTGCTATCGAATCTGACCGCCGGGAGATGGATCCGGAGCTTTGCACGACGTCCTGTTAGTTGGACAGGGCGGTGTCCGAACCCTCCTTTTCTGCGCCCAGTCCGGCAAGTGACTGGTACGGCGCTGAAGAGATATTTGGCGAGGGATCTTGGCAAGCAGCAGCAGCATCACCTGAGATCAGCCGGCGCGCGGGCTGTCCACGCGCATGGATGAGGATCTTCGCCATGGGCAAGAATGCTGGTCTCTACGTCGTTGTTGCATTCTTTGTCGTCGTCCTGTTCTCCACCACCCTCCACATCTATCTTACCGGTCCCTGACGCTACACTAGTCCGCGTGCTTGCCGTACACATCTGCGCAACCAACGTTGCGCATCCTGGAGTGCCCCCGCTGAAGTGGTCCACCAACTGGGATAGGATTATCCCGTTCAGGAGGACCAGAGATGGCAGGAAAGCGAGACAAGCCCGAAGAGATCGTGCTGAAGCTTCGGCAGGTCGAAGTGCTTCACGGGCAGGGAATGGCGATCGCGGATGCGGTGCGTCAGATCGGCGTGACGGAGCCGACGTATTACCGCTGGCGCAAGCAGTATGGCGGCATGAACCGGGACCAGCTCAAGCGGCTCAAGGAGCTTGAGACGGAGAACCAGCGGCTGCGGCGCGCGGTTTCGGACCTGACGCTGGACAAGATGATCCTGACAGAGGCCGCACGGGGAAACTTCTAAGCCCTTCGCGCCGTCGCAAGTGCATCGACAGTGTGCGGCAGGCGCTCGGCATATCCGAGCGCCGCGCCTGCCGCACACTCGGGCAGCACCGATCGACACAACGCAAGGTTCCATGCGGCGCACCGGACGAGGAACGGCTGACGGACGACATCATCGAGCTGACGCGTGCCCACGGGCGCTACGGCTATCGGATGATCACCGGACTGCTGAACAACGCCGGCTGGCACGTGAACCACAAGCGGGTCGAGCGGATATGGCGGCGCGAAGGGCTGAAGGTCCCGCAGAAACAGGCGAAGAAAGGGCGGCTCTGGCTGAACGACGGGTCGTGCGTCCGGCTGCGGCCGGAACGCCCGAACCATGTCTGGTCCTATGACTTCGTCCAGGACCGGACGCACGACGGGCGAGTATATCGCACGCTCAACATCATCGACGAGTTCACGAAGGAGGCGCTGGTGATCCGTGTCAAACGAAAGCTCAATTCCGTCGATGTGGTCGACGCCTTGACTGACCTGTTCATCATGCGGGGGCCGCCCGAGTTCATAAGGTCCGACAATGGCGCCGAATTCATCGCCAGGAAGGTTCGCGGCTGGATCGGCGCCGTCGGCGCCAAGACCGCCTTCATCGAGCCCGGGTCACCGTGGGAAAACGGCTACTGCGAGAGCTTCAATGCCCGGTTCCGCGACGAGTTGCTAAACGCCGAGGTCTTCTACTCGCTCAGAGAGGCCCAGATCCTGATCGAACGATGGCGCCGCCACTACAATCCTGTTTCATTGCGCCCATCTGTCTATGCTGTTGAAGTGAATAGATTTTGCTGATCAGGGTGCGATCCTGTGGGGTACTTGGGGTTCTGCCGGGCGCGCTGAGCGAGCTGCTGGGCTGCCGGATATCCGAGTTCCGAGCGGGCGAAGAGCCATGGGCCGTCCGGTAGCGGATGAACGCCTTGGATGTCGCCGGCTTCGGCGGCGAGTCTCAGGGTCTTCGTTGTAACGCCGAGCAGGCGCGCGGCCTTTGTTAGGTTGAGCCA